AAGAAGGGCTGTCACACTACCTGCCTCAGCGCCCATGTCCTCAGCCCAACCATCAAGGCACGCTGAGATACTCTCTTGCTTGGCATTGCATATACGCCACATACGAGCGTCAATGGTTGGTGCATTGGGGTCAATGGCTGTCAGCCACCAAGCGACTACGGCGTTCTTGACGCCATAGCGCCATGCCCTGTCCTCTGCCTGTGCACCAACACTTGGTGACCATGGTATTTCAACCATGACCACGTGGCTGGCAACTTGAAGGTTGAGACCGACACTCGCTGCTTCGTACTGTCCAATGAACAGACGAGCCTCACCATTGGTGAACTTAGTAACGGCATTGTTCTTGGCTTCGGCAGTCATGCCACCAGCAACAACGACAACTCCATCGTTCTTGAAGTGTTCCTTGAGAGCGTTGATGACGCTGGAATGATATGCGAATGCAATGACCTGCTCTCCTGCCTCCAGCAGTGAGCGGATGTGAGCGCACGCTGGCTCCACCTTTGCCTCACCAAGCAACTGCCTAAGTTTATTTATCTCTGTGATGACTGGAGCCTTGCTCGCTGCTTTGTGAGCATCTGCCCCGTAGTTCTCCATGACCCAAGCAAGGAAGTCTGCTTCAGCGTTGCGGTACTTGTTCATAGAACTATCGGATAATTCTATGTCTAGTTGTGCTCTGCGCTTAGGTGGTAGGTCTTCTAACACGTCAATTTTACGAGTACGTGAGTAGACGGTGCTCCTGAGTATCTCATTGAGTTCCGTGGTGTTGGTGGCTCCCTTTGTGTACGGGAACCCATTGACTATTTGGTAATCGCAATAGCGAATGAGGAACTGTCTCTTAGTACCAAAGATGGGGTCAAGCCTCCCGATAATCTTCAACGGTGAAATAAACTCTGAGGGGCGATTAGGGATAATAGTTCCCGATAGCAGGACACAGTAACCATCTTTGGGAACCTGTGAGGCGATAAGAGACAACCCTCTAGTGCGGTTGCTTGTCTCGCTCTTGAAGCGGTGTGCCTCATCAACAATGAGGCTGGTGAACTTACCGACAAGTTTGTTCTGCCATGAGTCAATGATGGAGTCAGGCACTAACAACACGTCACACTTTGGCAACTTGTATGTCTTACGACCCTTGATAGATGCCACCTTGAGCCAAGGGGCGAACCTCTTTATCTCAGCACCCCATTGGTACAGAAGGTTTGGAGGTACTGAAATCATTACTTTATAACCCTCGGTTACTGCCATGTGCGCTACGGCAATACCAATCGGTGTCTTGCCAAGACCCATGTCCTGACATACCAACGTGCGATGGGTACGGCGTACATATTCAACAGCCGACCTTTGGTACCCAAGGAGTGGTAGTTCTAGGTCAAAATCTAAGTCAAAATCCCTAGAACTTGACAACTTGAACAGAGCCTCATCAGGAATAATCTGTGCCTCTACCTTGTCTAAGGTTTGTACAAACTCATCAAGTGCTGGTCGTAACTGTGAGGAATACACGATGTCATTTACGACACTTACGGCAGGGCACTTATCAACGGCATGGAAAATCCACCACGCACCATTTATGAAGGCTTTGTGCCCTTGCCCAGCAGTGATTATCTCATTGCATAAGTGACACTTGCCCTTAGCGGTATTTACAATTATGCGTGTGGCTTCTTCAGGGATGTGAGCCAGCGCAGGCGTTCTCTCTACAGGAAGATACGCTAAGTAATCCAGCAACGTAGATGCTGACTTGAACGTCAGTTTATCTAACTCCATGGAACTAATCCATTCGTCAATGCACCCGACCATCTCTAGTGGCGTCATGCGTTGCTCTAGTGCATCGTGTATGTCACGTTGCTGTCTTGGTGTAATTCCGTTCATGTGTCTCCTTGCTTGTGCCCATCTTGGCACACTCGTCACCAAGCGGAGGGAGACCCCCCCCTCCCCCTTGGCTACCAACCCTACAAACTAAAGTGGGGTTATGGAAACAACACGAACAGATACATGTGACTACTGCTTAGAAACTAAGGCAGTAATAAGAAATGCCATGGGCGACCAATTCTGTAAAGAATGCAAATCGTTACGGACATGGTTAGCCAAACCCGTGACCCCCTCCCCCTCCGCTCAATCCACTAACAACTAAGGTAATGACATGACCCCACAAGAATATGACGATACATTCCACTACATCCAGCGCAACCTTGAGCAGATTACTGCTTTTGCAGTTGAGCACGCCATCAAGGAAAAACTAGATGATATGCTCACCGATTATCGCAAGCAACTGGATGAGCCAAGCGGATATGACATTGAAGAGATGGACTACTGGTTTGCCTTTGGCGACAGGGTAGACCTCAACTACGTCAGCCGTAACCTGACAGACATTGTCTGCCTTGCTTACCCAGTAGTCAATGGTGTACCCAACTACGATGAGGAATACGAAATCCCCATCCCTTTCCCAACAGGTTGGAATAAGTAATGCCTTTATACACCATGACATATGAAATAATCACTCGTCACGTACATGAAGTAGAAGCAGACAGCGCATATGAGGCAACACTCAAGTTCGGATGGAACGAGTCCGTGTGCGTAGACACCACACAAGAAGTAATAGCAACCGAAACCAAACAAATAGAAAGGTCTCAGAGATGAGCAAGAAACAATACGCAGTTTATGTAACTGAAAACGTCAGTCATATGTACGTGATTGAAGCAGAGTCGGCAGAAGAGGCAGAGAACATCTACAACTCTTACGATGATGACCAACTAAAGTCAGAAGACTCAGATGGCTCTGTGGGCTGGGACAGACCATGGGAAATTGTGGAATACGATGAATAACAATATCGTTCAGCGAGACGGCACAACATACATCCACATGGGTGATTGGTATGTCGGGGTACACATTGACCATACAGGAGACTTGTTGCTCTTCATTGACCACGAGCAAGGCAAGGTAGTTGAGTACGAGGACGTTGTGGCAGAAGATGATATGCAATGGGGTAAAGCATTCCATGTGTCTCCCCCTGTGCGCTTATCTCGTGCCCCCCTCCCTTCGCTACATACACTCCACAGTAAAGTAAAGGTAGAGGTAACACGATGACAACAATTATTGGAATAAAGTGCCACGTAGTGTGGCTCAACGAAGACCCTGAATACTTTTACGTATCATTTGGCACATATGATTATGAGACAGACATGAAGCATGACTCATATGGAATACCTGATGACGAAGTGTTCTACTACTTTACTGACCATGAGCAACAACGTTTGCTAAAAGCCATTGCACAGCATGAAGCAGAGTTTCAAGTAGATGACTCTTGGTACATTGACTTAGTCATGGGCTATGAGTTAGTAGAGCGTGATTTCTAATGCACGTCACTAACTGGGTCAAATGGACTAGAACCAAGAAGAGAGCCATCGTAGTTCTCTACGCCATGGGAATGATGCTAGGGTTCACTATTGAAAGCGCATCATTGTGGTGGGGTTTCTTAGGCATCATGATGTGCTTTGTTGGCGCTATTATAATCAGCACCATTCGCTATCACGAGTGGTAAGCCTTATGAGGGGTGTTTCGCTCTCGTAGTTCGTCGTTGCCCTACGATAGAAGCGGAACACCCCTCACAGGGCTTACCCTCCCCCTCCGCTATGAACGACACAAACTAAGATAAGAACATGAACGACACACAAATTACTGAAGACCAATGGGAAAAACAATACAAGCCCATTGCCAACCACTTAGACCCTGACGCATCATGGAATGGCACTATGTTTGAGACGTACGACACCGAGTTTGACTTCGTACACGAACAACCCGAAAACAATGTGTGGACATGGGTAGACGGTGATGAAGGAACACTTATTGTCGCTGGAAAAGCGTTTGTAAATCGCATTGGTTACTTCGTGACCAGCGAGCCGTGGACTGACTACGTAGAAGTTGCAATAGATACTTATATTTCGTATGAAGGTGAAGAAGTAAAAGAACTAAAACAAAGACTACAAGATAACCTTCTTGCGTACCTAGAAGGTATGCCTGCTGATGTCCTAGACACCGTGTGCCAAATAGTTATTGACACAGTAAATGGTAATGACTAACGACCCCCCCCCCCTCGGCTA